CTTCTAAAAATGCCATTGGTACAGCTTCTAAACCATCAAAAGTTAAAGTGTAACCATTTCTATCTCCAAATGCAAGACCACTATCAGCAGTGCCTGCATTTAAACTCATTCCATTAGCCATACCCATTGCAACTAATACATCATGACCATTTGCAAGAGTAGCATTAAGTTGTGCAAATATTCTAACTTGCGTTTGTCCTAATAGCTTAATTTCTTCTTGGTCTTGTTGTGTTAATCTGTTTAAAACAATGTTTACTGTTGGTGTATAGAATATTGTTCCATTTTCTACTGAACCTGTTATTGTATCTGTTATTGAAGATGAACCTCTTGGTAGTGCGTATCTATAAATAGTGTTACCACCAAAATCTATTGTATCAATTGTTGATTTGTCAACTGCATCATAAGCAAAACTAGTAATCTCATCAAATACCGAAAAGTAGATAAATTTGACTCCACCTGATACTCTATTACAGTCTAAACCTCTACCTTTTGTTAAATTTGTACATGCCATATTAAATAGTTTTAAAAGTTAAAAACAGGGGGTTTTTACGCCCCCTATTTTGTATTATTATGATTGTCTTACAATATCCGCACCAACTCCTGTTTGTACACCCATTGAATATTTTGCAACTACTCTAATATTATCTGAACCATCAAGGTTAGACATATCAAGTAAAGCTATTCTAGTAGTATCAGAAAGTAAATCAGTTCCTGCAAACAAATTACTTCTTGTTGCAGCTACTAATTGATTATCAACCATTCCTGGACATACTGCAATTTTGTAACCTTCAAATACAGGCTCATAATCACCATTCATGTTGTAAGCATTTACATATCCTAATGTAGACACTGCACTAATATAGAATGCGTAAGTTTTAGGATTCATGTAAATATATAAATCTTCTTTTCTTAATACAGGTGATATATTAGCAGCCATGTCAGCTGTTAATGTTTGTAAGTTTGCTATAATGTTAGCAGCAGTATAAGCACCTGATGCAGATGATTGTATTACTGTACCATCAACACCTGGTAATAAATATCCTGTTGCAGTTCCTAAAAATCCTGCGAACTCACCATTGTTTGCTGCAACTCCTGACCAAATAGATGATTCAGCTGCATCTGCAATAATTTCACCCATGTAAGAAATTACATAATCTTCAAAAGATGGTGGTGGTGGTGAACCTGCTCCTGCTCTCATTTCTAAAGCTTCCCAAGAACTTAATAATGTTTTTTTACATAAATCAAGGTTAACTTGTAGATTCTTTGGCTCAAGAACTTTTTCTGTCATTGCAAGTGTTCCATGATCTGTAAAATCACACGTTGCATCTCTAACAACTGATGAACCAGCCATACGTTGTATATTAGACTTAAATTTGATGTTTTCAATCAATGTTAAAAAGTCTAATGATTTTGTTTCTTTTAGTGCTGCTGCAATATAAAAACCTGCCGCTTTACCACTAAAATTACTTGTTACATTAAATGCCATAATTTTTTATTTTTTAGTTATTAATATTATTTATTTAAATTGTATAAAAACCTTTCTTGTTTAGTTAGTTTTTTATATTGTTTTTTTGTTAATGTTGGTCTATCTGTACTGAACTTGTTAGTATTAACAGGTGCTTCAGCAGGTTTTGCAGAAAGTTCTGCTTTTAACTTTTCGTTTTCTGCTTTTAATTCTTCAATACTAAACTCAACAACTTCTGTTGTTTTAGTTGTTACAGTTTTAGGTGAATCTGTTCTAGTGTCCATATCTTCAACTGTTTCTTCACTCATTTCTTCTACTTCTCCTGTTTCACCCATTTGTTTTTTAAGGTCTGATACTGCATCTTCTAGGTTCTTAATTCTTTTTTCCATACCTTGCCAATCAGCAACATCTGCTTCTTCTTGATAATTATCTTCATCTTCTTTAGCTAATTCTTCTGAAATTTCTTCTGACATTTCTTCTTTTTCTTCTTTTAAATCATCAGCAGTATCTTCTTCTTCTGTTTCAGACTCCATAACTTCTGATACAATACCTTCTTCTTCAACTCTAAATGAAACGCCTGTATCTAATTTATATGTTCCTGCAGGTAAAGGAATTGTTGTTCCATCTTCTGTTAATACAGAAACATCAACACCTGATTCTAATTCTTCAGCAGTTGATACAATAATTGTACCATCTTCTGTTTTTGCTTGAAATGCTAACTTTATTTCTTCTTCTTTTTTGTCAAGACCTAAAGCTATTAATATTCTTTCTTTTAAATCCATAATTTCTTAATTTGTAGTTAGTTGGTTAATATATAATAGAATAGTTATTTATTTATTTGATTTTTGGTTTTCTTGTATTATTTTAATAATTTTAATGCATCTTTCATTGATTTTATATCTCGATTTAAGTTTGGTCTATCATCTAATACTTCATTTATATCTAAACCTAAATCTTTAACTTGTTTTACTATTGTTTTATACGGCTTTTCTAATTTTTCAAAATCAATTATATTTTTATTAATTTCTTTTTTTATTTTGTCTAATTTACCTGATATTTTTGCTACTTCTTCAACTAAACTCAAAGATTTTTTTACCGCTTTAGAATAATCACTTTTAAAATCACTTACTAAACCTAATTCTATTTTTTTTGCTTTTAGTTCAGTTCTTTCTTGTATTATGTCATTAAGTGCAGAAAGTATTTCTTCATCTGTTGGTTCTTGTTCAGACATCTTTTGCATTTTATCTACAAAATAACCTTCTATACTTAATCCTTTTATTTCACCTGCTTTTATTCTATCCCATAATTCATCATTTGTTATTTTCATTTTAACAAACCATGTACCATTAGGTAAATCAAAACCATATAATTTAGATTTATCCATATCACCTTCTTTTACCCAACTTTCAACAGTTAAAACACCTGCTACTCTATCTTGGTGTTCATATGTTGCTTTATGATGATTGTTGTGTTTTAAATATAGTTCTGCAGCTTTTCGTACTGTTTCAGGGCTAAAATAAACATAATACTCTTGGTCAGTATTAGGATCATATCTAAATATTTGTTTATTTGGAATAAGTGCTGGACTAACTAACATTCTTTTTTCTTCATCTACTTTTGCAAATGTTAGGTTGTTTTTATCTTTTCCAAAATATACAAAGTTTTCTTCTATTGCAGGTGAATGTACTAATGATATAGCATCTATTGTTAATGCTTCATTATTATCTTCATCTATTACTAATTCTACTATTTTTGTGTTTTTCATATTATTTTTAATCCTTTTACATTAATTATACCTTTAGCTGTATTTATAAACAAATCAATAATTTCTTGATCACCCTCAACTTGTTCCATCAAATTTACAAGTTTCTTAACATTAGGAACTTCGCTTGGGTTAATACCTAACTCTTTTGCAGTTTTTGCTATTTCTTTAGCTAATATTTCTGAATTTTTTACTGCTAAATCTACTGCTTTTTTATTTTTTAATGCAGTATTATATTGTTTTTCTACTTCATCTCTTTGTGCTTGTATGTCTTTAATAGCTTTGCTTAATTTTGTTTTATTACTTTTAATTTGTTCACTAGCTTTTTGTAATGCTTTTACAAATTTTTCTAAATCATCAGCTATACCTAATTCTATTTTTTTAACTTTACTTAAATTAAACTCTTTTAATTCTTTTGCATATTCTTCATATGTCTTTTTTCCTATTGGTGAAGGGTATTTTTTCATCTTATTGTATTTTTTAGGGTTTGCTTTTTCACATTCTTCTTTAGTGGCATACTTACATTCTCCTGTATTACCATACTTATAGTTTCCATCTTTGCATTTTTTACACGGCATATTATATAATAGATTTAATTAATATTTATTTGATTTTTAAATTGTAGCTCTTCTTCTTATTGCTGCAAGTTTATCTTGGTTGTTTGTAACATCATCACTAACAACAAATGCTTGTACAGGTTCAGGTTTAACACCACCTGATAATTCAAATGCGCCACTCATCATTTCAGGTGCAGGAGTTGCTGGCGTTGCTGAACCAATACTTGCCCCACC